AGGATTGGCCATGCAAGTGGCAGTCCCATCATCACTCCTCGCTTGATGAGTGTTTTGCACAGGCCCCGCTGTTCAGGCGGAAGCTCTGTGTCACACGGGCGGTGGTATTCAGCGAGTAAGGGTCCAACGGCAAGCCTTGCAGCAAGGTGAGTGTCCGTGCACCACCCGAGGCCGTCCGCGAGTCCGTCTATGACGGCCGCGGCGACTTCGTGTGGAATATGGTCACTAGCTGCAGTTAGGTCTGCCGAGTGCAGTAGATCCTCCGGCCGAGGTGTTTGGCCGCAGAGGTTCCTTGCCCCCTTGCCTTTGAGTGACGAGCTAGTTGTTGGATCGCGAGCGAGCAGCCGGAGTAGCTGCTTGTTGATGGGTTTGATGAGTGCTTGGAGCCACGCCTCCGCTTTGGTGACCAGCCGGGCTTTACCACCCCGACAGTGCACCAAAGCGGGCTTGACATTTGGCCAGACGACCCGCACGAGCTCTTCGGAGCGCGTTGCGGGGTTCGTAACCTTTTTCAAAGGTGTCACTTCTGACGGAAGTCTGATGGTGTAGTCCTTCGTCGATGTTGACATTGGCTCTCCTCTCGCGAGGCTGTAGCCCATGTGCAGTTTGTACTGCGCATAGTACTGCAGGTCAAGTACCGTGAGTTTGTTCCGCCCTGCCCTTCTTAGGGGGTAGGACGAATACTCCTCTTCGGTAGGCATCTCCCAGCCCACTCTACGTTCCCAATCGCCGTCCGACAGTCCAGCCTCCCACACGCACATCCGCGTGATCTCGTTTTCGAGCCAGTCGAGTTGGTCGAATCTCAGGTACAAGTAAATGCCGGCGGGCATCTTGTCACCTGGTCGATGTCTATGTCTTGGTCGGATGAAACCGATAAAGACAAGGTCGTCGATGAGTTCTGCGGATAGTCTGCCGTTCTTTAGGCATGACTCTGCGTGGTGTCCCAGTGGCCTTATTCTCTTCCGCGGATTGATGATCATCCGCTGCTGTTCGAAGAGTGTAAGGAATTGGTCGCGTAATGCGGCCAGTGTTCCACCCTCGCTTCGGGATTTCTCGAAGCAAGCGTTCCGGGACGGGAGTGCTGCTGTAAACGCTAGCTCTTCAGGGGCCAGACCGGATGACATGGTCTTGGCCCAATGACGGGCGAACTTTCGTAGCTTGGAGGGCGTCGACTCGTCGTAGGAGTGGTTGTACGGGTCGAGGTCCTTCATACCTCGTTTCCTCTGGGCGTCTGTGAGTGGGACGCCGATCTTCTCGATAGACATTGAGTAGACCCATTCGCAGATGCGACGGGCTTCGTCCATTGAGGAAACTACGTGTGTGGGTAGGGCTCGAGCGGACGTGCTGAAGATCAGCAGTCCTCTCTTCGCGGGTGTTCTCGCGAGGAAGCTCTGGAGTTTGCGGCGGCTTGGATGATGTGGTGGCTGTTCGTTGGTATCGAACGCCAATGCGCGTGCTTCGAAGCACCATCCCTTCAGCACCGCACGCGGGTCGATGATCATCTCGATCCCCATAGCCCATTCCGCTACAGGATTCCATCGTAGTTGGGATGCTCGCATCCCGACCACGAGGGCCAATATACACTTCCGAAAGGTCTCATCTTTTTGGCATTTCCGGCAGAACTCTTTAAGTTTCTGCTGGTGGCACTTGCGAAGTTGCGTTAATTCGCTCTTCGCTAGTGTCATAGCCAGATTGCCGTGTAACGTTACACGTTCACCGGTAAGACGC